TTTATGCATATAGCGCAAGCTCTGACGATGGACTTGGTAACGATGGTGCTCAAACAATTACTGTTCAAGGTTTAGATAATGATTTCAATCTAATTGAAGAAACGATTACTGTAAATGGTGCAGCTTCTACTGCTTCATTCCTAAGAGTTTATAGAGCATTTGTTGCGACTGCTGGGGTGCTAACGACAAATGATGGTAGTATTATTATATCCACCGCAGCGGCAGGTGCTGGTACAGTTCTTGCTGATATTGGCGTTATTGGTAGCGGGCAAACTACAGGTTTAGGTCAAACTCAACTTGCACTTTATACAATACCAGCTGGAAAGACTGGTTATCTTACTACTTGGAACGTCGGCGTAGCACCAATGAATAATGCTGTCACAGTTACTTTGTTAGCAAGAGAATTAGATGGTGCCGCACCATTTAGAACAAGAGATATTATGGATATCGTAGGCGGATATACTACTCAGAATTATTCAATTCCTTTGCGCTTTCCAGAAAAAACTGATATTGAAGTGAGAGGAACTGGTGACACTGGTTCAGTTATTTCATCTTCTTTTGATATTATACTAGTAGATAACCCCGCTTAGTGGTTGACAATCCTGCCCAATTATGATATAATATACATTATGGTTTATGATGAAAGATCTTATTGATAAAAAGACAGTCGCCTTGGTTGGAAACAGCCAAAGTTTGTTTGATTATCAATATGGAAGTGAAATAGATGATCACGACGTTGTTATAAGAATTAACGACACGGCAATTTATTACGATAATAATCGCCATTCTCATGGCTCTCGGAATACTATATGGGCATTCTGGGATGTTCTAAAATTTATCACTTCTCAAAAACAATACCGAGGACCAAGAACCGACGAGTTCTTTTCTTCGGGTAAATATCATAAACTTAACTTATTAGGAGCAAATGCAGATAGAGCGTTTGAGTTAGACGATGTAGAGTTTGGTTCTGATATAAAAAGAAAGTGTAAAAAAGAATTAGGTAATCCTTCAGCAGGATCCATATTATTATATTTACTTAACGAATATAATCCTAGATGGGTAACAGTATATGGAATGGATTTTAAAAGAACAAAAACTTTTTCACACGAATATAATAATGTTGATAATCAAAGGTATGATTCTTTTTATCGACATAACTTTAAATTTGAAGAAGAATACGCAAAGCAGAAATATTTTTCGCAGGAACGATTTGTAATAAAAGGAAACTGATAATGAAAAACGTGACGGTCATTAATTTCTACGGAGGACCGGGTTCAGGTAAATCTACTGCTGCCGCAGGATTGTTTTACAATATGAAAATCGCAGGCTATAATGTTGAACTGACAGATGAGTTTGCTAAAGAATGTGTTTGGGAAGGTAACATTCCAATGCTTCAAGACCAACTCTGGGTTCTTGGACATCAACATAGAAAGATATTACGATTAGCTGATAAGGTAGATTATATTATTACTGATAGTCCTGTCTTGTTAAGTCCAATATATCGCGGTCGTTATGGTGAAAGTTTATATTCAGATATAATTGACAAGATGGCTTTAGAGTGTTATAATTTATATAAGACAAATATTAATTTTATGTTAGGTCGTCAAGGTGACTTTGAACAAAAAGGTCGTGCACAAGATCTTGAAGAGTCATTAGAAATTGATGCTGCTATTGTCCATCAATTTGAAACTCTGGATATTCAATATATAAAATTACAGTCCGAAGATAACGCTCGAGCGGCAATGAGGTATATACAGCGATTATGAATATTGAAAAGAAGATGACTCATATATGGATTGGTCCTAAAGATCCTCCATTAAAATGGATGAATACTTGGAAAGAGAAAATGCCAGATTGGGAATATAGTATATTCACCGATGAAATGCTACACAATCGTAAATGGTATAATCAACATTTAATAGAAGAATATTATCGAAGAGGTACTTGGGCAGGTGTTGCTGATTTAATTCGTTATGAGTTAATTTATGAGAGAGGTGGATTTTGGCCTGAAGCAGATTCAGAATGTTTACACGATGTATCTGAATTATTTGTTCAAGACCCAAAGTTAGCTTATACTGTATATGAATGTGAAAGAGTATTACCAAAATCAATATCACCAATCATGGCAGCAAACCCAGGTAATAAATTCTTGGATATGATTCTAAGAAACTTACATCAATTGAGACCAGCACAATTACACGAAAAGCCTCACGAATCAACAGGAAACTTTTTCTTAGCAAGGTTATTAGATTTTAATAGAGACAAATTACATATTTTTCCATCCCACTATTTCATACCTCAATGGTATAGGCAAGGTTATCCAAGATATGTAGGACCTGATAAAGTTTATGCAGAACAGCATTGGGGTTCAACTGCTCTTGATGGCGGAATGCCGTGGTTAAAAGATTATTCGCAAGGAGTGTAAATGTACTTATCAAAGAAGTATAAAATTTTAGTATTAAGAACGCCAAAGACAGGCAGTAGTAGTTTATCTGAATTTTTAATTAAAAATATTGACGACCCTGATGCAATCTATACAGAGATTGATGATACAGGAATTCCTGGTACTTTAAACGAACATATTGTAAATCGTAATCGTCCTTTTAAATATTTTCATTTTAGCTTAAATGATTTAATTCGTGAAGGAGTTATTACACCTGATATTATAATGAATTATCGTTGTATTAGTGTATTAAGAAATCCTGTAGATAGACAGAAAAGTTTTTATTATTTTATGAAAAAGTGGTGGGCACCAAATACGGTTGCTACTCTTGAAGAATATAAATCATTCTCACCTGACGGATATTCGTTAAGACGTGAATATAATACAATGCTTAAACAAACAGATTTATTAATGTATGAAGGTAAATTACGTGGTGAGTTTTGGTTATACGAAAATTTAGAAACAGAACTTAACAAATTGATGGAAGATTTAAATATAGAAGTAAAACATCCAATGCCGAGACATAAGTCAGGATTTAGAAAAGACCGTCACGCAGAGATTGAATTTGATGATGAAGTAATGAATAGTTTACGTAATCATTTTAAATTAGATTTTGAAACATATGAAGAATTAACAAAGTGAAAGCATATATCCTAAGACATGATGATCCGAAGTCTCACGAGTACGCAAAGATGTGTGCTCAAACTTGTGACGTGATTGATTTGAATTGGGAATATTTTGATGGTTGGTCTAATTGCACAGGTCGTATGGCTTGGTGTGAAACTGGTATTCGTATGAAGTTTTACGAACCTATGATGGAGATTGATAATCCAAACCAACATCAAAAGGCAAACATTTGTTCAGCTGGGCATGGAGCAATATGGAAAAAGATTGCTGATGGTGATGATGAAGTTGGTATTGTATTAGAGCACGATGCTTTAATGTATTATAAACCAGATATACATGTACCTGATAACTTAATCGTTGCTCTTGGTTATAAATTACCTAACTATCATGATTATAGATTTTTAGATGCCAAGAACGAACCTAGAGAATTAATACCTATTGCTGGGCATGAAGGTGCTCATGCATATATGATGACAAAATTAACAGCAAAGAGACTTGTAACAGAAATAGAAAGACACGGTATATTAGGTGCTGTTGATAATGCGTATTTCATTAAAGGACAACGCAGAACAAAGGTACCTTTAGCAATTATGTCACCAACACCTGCTATAGGATATTTAAGAGAATCTACGATTTGGAGTCAATCTGCGAACAGAAACTATAAATTTATTGACACATTCGCAAAATATTATAAATAAAAGTACTAGCAAATTAAATTTAGGAAAATATTAATGTCAAGCTTATTAGAAAAAGATACGACATCGCCATCAGCGGCATCTGTTGATGACCAAAGAGACTTTGATAATATCAAAGACACTGATAATAAAGATATTAAAAAGCGTAAAGATAAGAAGAGCGACCAAGATACTGGTAAAGGTATTGTTAAAAAGGACTCAGCAAAATCTTTTGACGCAGACAAATATGTCGATACCGAACCTACAATCAAAGAGGCTGTTTCAGGAACCGCAGTTATCACATTTGGTAGAATGAACCCTCCGACAGTAGGCCATGAAAAACTTGTAAATAAAATTATTTCTGTTGCTATTGATGAAAAAGGTACCCCGCTAGTATACCTTTCAAAAACACAAGATGCAAAGAAAAATCCTTTAACATACGACCAAAAATTAAAATATGGACAATCCCTGTTTGGCCGGAAGTATGTTGTAAAATCTAATGCAAGGACAATCATCGAAGTAGCAAAAGAATTACAGAAAAGTTATTCAAGGCTCGTCGTGGTTGTAGGTTCAGATCGCATAGACGAATTCAACACTCTCTTACAAAAATATAACGGAAAAGATTATACTTTTGATTCTATTGAAGTTGTATCTGCAGGTGATAGAGATCCTGACATGGATGATGTTTCAGGAATGTCAGCAAGTAAGATGAGAGCATATGCTGCAGATAACGATTACGCAAGTTTCAAAAAAGGTGTACCTACAAGAAACGAAAACCTCATTAAATCTTTATTTAACGATGTTCGTAAAGGATTACGTATTAACGAAGAATTAAATTATAATGTGGACCAATTCCTTGCTGAAAGAGTAAAGGATGGTAAAGTAGATCCTTTATCACCTATGGGTAAGACAAAATTAACAGGTGCTGAAGTTGCTCAATATTATAAAAATAATCCTAGAGCAAAGTCTGCAGCCAATCGAGACGACAAAGTTAAGTTAGGAATTGAATTAGCATTAGACCTTTCAGGCAATATGAATTATGCAGTGAAAGAAATTGATAAACTCAAAAGAAACCTTTCCAAACATCCTGAAGTTCAAAAAGCATTAAGACATGCAAATGAAGAAGTTAATCCAGATTTATATCGAGCAGCTTCTATCCAAGAACGTTTACAAAAAGAAGACGATAAAGAATCAAAGAAACAAAAGCAATCACCTGGATACTATAAAGGTTTAGGTAATTCAACAAAAGATAAGCGTCAAGCGCAATTCGCAAAGCAATCAAAAATGGATGATGATAATCCAAAAGCATATGAACCTGCTCCTGGTGATGCAACTGCCGAAACAAAACCATCTAAGCATTCAAACAAATTTAAGAAAATGTTTGGTGAAGCAGTTAAAAGTAATTTAGAACGTGCAGGTTTAAAAAGACCACATCAATTATTAAGACAAGATAATACAGTTAACTTTGACTATAGATTTAAAATGTATGGAAAGGCAAAGGAAATAGAAGCCGTAGAAAAATCAAGAGCTGAAGTCGAAGCTGAAATAACAGAACAAAGAATCCGTGAATTAGAAAGTTTAATCGAGCAAGTAGAATTCGTTAGTGAAAAATCAAATCCTGAAAAATCTTTAAAAGATAAAGCAGAAAAGAGTGGAATGCCTTACGCAATATTAAAGAAAGTATTTGATAGAGGTGTTGCTGCATGGAGAACAGGTCACAGACCTGGTACAACTCCTGTTCAGTGGGGATTGGCAAGAGTGAATAGTTTCGCAACAAAATCACCAGGCACTTGGGGTAAAGCTGATAAAGACTTGGCTGATAAAGTTAAATAAATGGATAGTATAAATAATATTAACGAAACTGGTGGAGCTGGTGATTGGGGAACTGATAAGGCTCGCGCAAGATTACAAAAGGACACTCCAGGACAAGAGATTACTAAAGGAAAAAAGATGAAAACTTTTAAAGATATATTAAATAACATAGACGAGTCTTCTACAAATATTAAAGAAACTGCTACTGAGGTAGTTGAAGTTCAAGAGGCAATGTCTGAAAAAGATAAAAAGAAAAGACTTGCTATGATTAGACAGGCAGTTGAAAAGATTAATAAGCAGAATGCTGATAAGGCAAAGAAAGATGCACTTGCTATGATGAAAGCATCAGGTATGTTTGATGAAGATGCCGAACTTCAAGAAATTAGAAAAGCCCCACAGATTAAACATTTAAATATTTACGGTTCCGAGATTAGTGGTTTAAGATCTGGAGGTAAATATTATATGGCAATGGCAATTGATATGAGAGGCAAACTTATGTATAAAGTAATTGATGAGTTTGGTTCTATTGAAACCATTGACCTTAAAACATTCGCAAAGAGGTTTGGATAAAATGAAAACATTAAGAGAGGCATTAGCCGAAGTAAGAAATAATGAAACTAGAAAATTAATGGAAGTAGGACCACGCGGTACTAATATTTCCGTTCAAGTAAAAGGCTTTCGTGGCAACCTACAAAAGTTTGACCAAGAAACTGCAGATAGCATTGGATATAATCTAGGTGCTTTACTTGATATTGATACTGATTCTGCAGAAGTAACTTATAAAGGCGATATTGCCATATATACTTTTGATGAAGATGAATCAGGTTATTCTGACGGTGATGTAAAAATGATGTTTAGAGAAGCATTAAGAACAGCAAAAGATAGAACAAAATATTCAAAAATAACAGCAGACAATTTCAAAAAGTTTGATAGTACTGATGATTTCCCAGGCAGAGATCCTATTGATGAATATTACGCTGAAGCCCATTACAGAAATATGGCAAACGGTAAAGGATTTGTTTACGGAGTTAAATTAGTATAATGAAAACCTTCAGGGAACTTTTAGAAAGCTTAGAAGAAAAGTTAAAAGTTTCTGATGGACTTGGGGCTTGGATTGATGACTTTATGAAATCAGATGCTCCACAATTTAAAGGTGCAGATAAAGAAAAGCGTCGAGATATGGCAATCGCGGCCTTTACTGCCGCAGGTGGTAAACTTGACGAAGGATCCGAATCGTGGGAAGATGGATTCGAAAGGCGTGTTGTAAAGACAACAAAACCTGAACATAAAAAGGATGGTTATAATTGGCGTATTAAAGGCAAGGATAAAGACCATCTATCAATCAAATTATATAAAAATAAACCTGACTTTGCTGAGTTTAAGAAACAAATGAAGAGAGTCGCAGGACACGAATTCGGAGGATAAACGTGGAAAAGAAATTAGATGCTGAGACCAAAAAGATAATTGATGGTCGCACAAAAGAATTTAGAGAAAAGCTTGCTAAGTTAGCATATGAAAAGATTAAAGCCCAGCTTGCTCCAGAAAAGGAACCATTAAAAGGTTACCCGCATAACGAAGAAGTTACAATTAGTTTAGACGAATCTGTATTAGTTGAAAAGTTAAGACTCAGAAGCCCAAACAAAACAACTACAATTGATATTGACTACATTGGAAGTTCATCTGATATTAACCAATCGCAAAGAGAATACAATATCAAAATTAAAAAGACAGGTCGTCAAATGGCTGACATTACTGGTAAGAAAGGCGATATTGTTAAGTTCTTACAAGGCGATGCATATGCAATGGATGATGAAGATATCGAAGATATTTTTCCAGAATTACTTGAAGGTGTTAAACAAGTTGAAAATATGTTTGGTTTACGTGCAACTGATTGGCGTAAACTTGTTAAGAAACACGCAAGACATATTGATGCATTCCAAAAAGGTCGTAAAGATTTGCCTAAAAATGTTGAAGACGAACTATTAACTTGGGCAATGGATAACGGTGAAGTTCAAAGCAAAGACGATGCCGAAGACTTCATTGATATTATTCTCAACGCATAAATTTTGTTGAAATTATTATTATGAAAAGTATATCTGAATACAGAAGTGCAACCCTTGAAGAAGAAACCTCTGAACTTTCCTACGAGGAATTGCATTGTGTTGTATTAGGTACAAGTGAAGGTGAAAAAACTTTCGCAGGATTAATGGAAGAAGTATGTACTAAAAAAGATATACGTTTTGATTTTGTTGATGTTAAGAAAGCTTGGATTACCGGTGCTGATATTGAAATCGGTAAAGTAAAGATTCGTAATATTGACGGAAAAGATACAGACGTCGAAATAGAAACACATAACTCAATTATCTTTATTAGAGCAGGAGCTATTGAAACTTTATCCTCTCAATCAATGGTTTCTTCTTTACAGGATATTGGTTTCTTAGTTGTTAATGATTTGGATTCAATGTTAGTTTGCGATAACAAAATGTCCAACGCGTTAATGATGGAAAGAAACAATATTCCAATTCCAAAAACATCCATTATATCAAATGAGCAATCTATTGAAGATGCTCATAAACGAATAGGTGGTAAATTCCCTGTTATTATAAAAACCTTGAAAGGTACGCAAGGTGTTGGTGTTATGAAGGTTGATAGTGAATCATCTCTTAAAGGTGTATGTCAGTCATTATGGAAATATGATGCTGATTTGTTAATACAAGAATTTAAAGAAATGAAATCTGATATACGTACTCTTGTCATCGGTGGTAAAATATTAGCATCAGCAGAAAGAATAAGAGAAGAAAGTAATAAGGACTTTAGAAACAACGTCCACCTAGGAGCAAGAACAGAACCATATAATTTATCAAAGAATGAAATTAATGTAATTAAGGCGGCCGCTCGTGCAAGTGGTGCAATGTATTGTGGAGTTGACCATGCAATGGTTGACGGTAAACCTTATATCTTGGAAGTAAATGGTTCACCTGGTATTCGTTCTCACTTTGAAGGATATGATCCTTGGACCGAAGAAAAGCAAGGCAAGATAACCGACAAGCAAGTATTAGAAAGGATTATACAATTCTTTTCCAAAGATGTCAATAGACGACCTGTATTTAGACAAGAAGCAGGATATATTGAAACGATTATATTTAAAGGCATGGAAAAGAATCCTGTCCGTGCAAAGTTTGATACAGGTAATAGTGCAAAAGCAAGCATGTTACACGTTGACAGTATAGATGTGAAAAACAATAAAGTAACTTGGACTAAAAACGGATATAAGTTTGAAGATAAATTATTATACATCTCAAAACCAATGAGAGGTCAAAAACCATTTGATGAAAGACCTGTTATTGAACACGAGATATATTTTAATAATAAGAAGCACATTGCTGAAATTGCATTATCATTAAAAGATACAGCATCAGAGATGTTGGTGAATAGAAAGTTAATGACAAAGTTTAAAGTTGCTGTTAATCCAAATAGACGATTTATATTATCAAACAAAACAGCAAGAAACGACGAATCGGATCACTAATGAAAAAATTTACAGATTGGAAACATGAAGGTTTTGGATTATATGAAGGAGTAACAGTTCCTTTAGAAACTCCAATGATTGAGCTTGACGAAGAACCTGAATTAAATAAACCAAAGCGTTCAAGTGGAGATAAGAAATATGTTGTCTATGTTAGAAACCCTGACACAGGTAATATCAAAAAGATTGAGTTTGGTGATGAAAAAGGTGGCCTCACAGCTAAGATTAATGATAGAGAGGCAGCAAAGAATTTTGCATCAAGACATAATTGCGATACTAAAACAGACAAACTCAGTGCTGGATACTGGGCATGCCGATTACCAAAGTACGCAAACGAATTGGGACTCAAAGGTGGCGGAGATTATTTCTGGTAAGCCATATATAGATAAAGAAGATATTCGTATCTTTGATGTTGAACAACCCGATGAAGAATTTGTTTGGCATAGAGATAATGAAGATAGAATTGTTGAAGTATTGAGTGGAGATGGATGGCAATTTCAGCCTGAAGGATCTTTACCTATATTATTAAAACCTGGGATTGGTCTTACAATAAGAAAAGGCGAATACCATAGATTGATTAAAGGCGTAAACAATTTGGAAATCAGAGTTACTAAATTGTTATAAATAAACATATTAAACTAAAAAGGAATAAGTTAAATGGCAGACGGTAGTTTTAGATTAGTTGACATGGACGACAAAAGTTATAAGAATGCGTTGATGCTGGCCAAGAAAGCAAAACTTAATCCGTTTTCTAAAAAAACTTCAACTGGAATGGAGTTAAGTGTTTTTGGTGATAATAAAGATATAATGAAATTCATCAAAACTTTACCAGAACAATATAACGAGGAAACTAAAATGTCCGATTGGAAAGAAATTATTGAGAGCAAGATTGAACAAAAGATTATGGCTAGATTAGAAGCTGAATCTGGAGATAAGGAAGAATACGAAAAGTTCTTTCAATCTGCTTTGAAAAAATTTGGAGTCGAATCTCCAGCAGAGCTTGATGATGAGAAGAAGAAAGAATTCTTTAATTACATCGATGCAAACTGGAAAGGAGATAACGAAAAGGCCGAGGATACTGAAGCTTCAGATACCCTTGACCCAAAGAAAAAGAAATTAGCTGCTAGCAACTGCGGCAGTTAATTCTATTATATAATAGGAGTAAATTATGTTTTTGATTGAATGGATTAAAAAGCTTTTTGGTCTAAACGAAACTCCTGCTAAAGTAGAACCTATAAATGCAAAAGTAGAACCTGTAAAGGCTGCTGTTGCTAAAGGTCCTAAAGTTACTAAAGCTGTGTTAAATAAATTAACAAAAGCTGGACTTGAGGAAGAAGGTCGTAAAGCAGGAATTGAATTAGACAAACGTAAAAAGAAAGCTGATTTAGTTAATGAACTTTATAAAGTTTTAAAATAAAAAATTTATTATTAACGTTAATAAAATAAAAACAAGGAGATAACAATGGCACTATGGGGAAAAACCGATACATTGGCAAGTGCGCCAAAGTGGTTAGAAAACGATGCCAATAACACTAATAAGTCTAACGATATTGACAATGCAGTATTTGTTGACTTAACGGAAGCAGGTGTTGCAGCTAACAGAGCAAAAGGACTCACAGGTCCAGGTTGGTGGTTGTATCATACAGCAAACGGAAGACACTTCGCAGAATGCTTAGTACCTATGAAGGTATCTGCAGGCGATGCTGGTGACTTAGGTGTGACAGGCAATACGGCGGTCGAAGACACAATTGTAGCTGACAGCTAAACCTAACTAGTTAGCCTTTTATTGTTATGAATTTGACAGAATCAACCTTTCTGCTATACGCGATGAAGAACTATGACAATCCTCAGTGTACTGAGATGTCAGAGTTTGAAGAAGATATTAAACGCTTTCAATATTTGCGTAAGCTCTTTAGTCGTTATCGTCAAGATGGCGATTTAAAGGAAAGGTTAATTCTGAACCATCTCATTGTAATATTCAATGTGTTTGGTCCTACGGCAACAAATATGTTATTTATGCGGCTGCATGAGTATCACGAATTTTTAAAACCGTTCGTGGAATATTTGAACTATATGCCTGAGGTATTAATATATGATGGATTGATGATAAATTCTAATTCTATTGTAGGAGATGAACTTATCGAACTAAGGTTAAAGGAAATATAAATGGTAGATTTATTCTTAGCATATTCTTTTATTAAGAGGTTAGTAAAGCCTTTTAATACTTGGCCTGCGTATAAATTAGGTATTATCGACGAAAAAGGTAATATCTTAATTAAACGTAAGGACTTTGGTAAGAATGAGCAAAAGAAAGCCTTTGGTGTATTTGACCAAATGATATTAAATATCAAAAAGCTTTTAAGTAAATTACCAGGCGGTCAAACAAAATTAGCAAGTTATGCCGCAGCTCTTTGGTTAATTAAAGAAGAGCAAAGAATTGACGCTACAAATTATTTAACTGAAGAATCTATTGAAAAAGATTTAGATTTGGCTTTAGAAAGATTCTTGGAAGAGAACGGCGTGATTATTGCTGAAGCAGCAAAACGCGAAATGGAAGAAGAACCTGTAAATAATGTCGGTGGTGGAAATATTGCCGGATTAGGAGTAGGTCCTGACGGAGAACCAGGAGTTTCTAAAAAGAATCAAAAGAAACACAAGAAACGTATTCGAGATATTATGGGTACGGTAAATGTTAAAGAAGATGCAGTTGCTCAAGCTCAATTAAAGGCAAGGCAAGCATCTGAACTTGAATTGATGAAGGATCGTCAAGACAAGGAAAAAGAAAGAATTAAGTTAAAGCACGCTGCTGAAGCCGAAAGGCAAAAGGCTCAAGATGAAGTTGAAAAAGAGCGTGAGAAACGTAAACAAGAACGCGATAAAGAGCGTGCTGCAGCTAAGCAAGCAATGAGTTCGGCGGCAGGTTAATAAAGGGAATAAAAATGAAATCTTTTAAACGTTGGGAAGAAACTTTAAACGAAGCTAAAGTTACTATCGCCAAATTAAGACCTGGTCTAACTGTAACCCCCATGTGGAAAGGACGCAGTGCAAAGAACTATGGTATATCAGGAATGCCTGTTTACGATGGTAAGGTTAAGGTTCTTGGAATGGGAATAGTACCTTTTGGTAAAAAGGCAGATAAGAGAATGGTAATCGGTAAAGATTACAAAGACCTTCAAACCAAGTACAAAGATATTTGGAAGTCTGACGAAATTCGATACGGTCATTTTTGGAGTGCTCAAGGTAGAATGAAAGCTTTCTTTAGTGCAATTGCTCAGTCAGACAAAAAACTTAAAGATGGCTGGGTATGTTGGATTTGGGAAGTAATAGATGGACCTGATAAAGGTACAATACATTATTGCTTTATTGATTCTGATGACAGATGGGCAATTGCATTCTTAAACAAATCTGCAGAATTTGAGATGCTTACTTAATGCCTAGTTATGATAAGGTACTTGAATTAGCAGAAGTATTAAAGT